ACCTATAACCGCGACACCCAGCAGATGGAAGACACCGCCGAGCAGGTAGTCACCAAGGGGCTAAAGTCTCAGTGGATCGCCCAAATCAAGGCCGCAGCTAACTCCCAACTCGCCCAAACCGACTGGATGGTGATCCGCAAGGCCGAGCGCGGGGTAGATATTCCCGCCGATGTGGCCGCCGCACGGGCTAAGATTATTTCTGACTGCGCCGCTAAAGAAGCCGCGATTGCTGCCTGTACAACCGTTGAACAACTGATAACAGCTGTAAGCGTATAAAAATGGACGCGCAGAGCTTAATTAACATATCGTTTGGCGTTGCAGGATTTTTTGGCGGGTGGGTGTTAAACAGCCTGTCAAAGTCAATCATCCGCATCGAGGACCGCATCTCCGAGATGCCGCTCCTGTACGTCACCAAGGACGACTACAAGCGCGACATTGACGAGATCAAGGCCATGTTGACCCGAATCTTCGACAAGCTCGAGGACAAGGTAGACAAATAATAATTACAAAAATGGAGCATCACCTTGCCGCAACTATCGGATCCAACAAATCCGTCGCAGGTTGTTCAGTCCGCACTAGGCGGAATTAAGGAGGCAATTCGCGCCGGTAAGGAAATAAAAGAAACCGCCAAGGAGGTAAATGCCTTCTTAGATGAGGAGGCGCTTGCTAGGGTGGCGTGGCGTAAAAAGCAGCAAGAGGTACAGCGCCGCGGTGACATGATGTACATAGACGCAATCAATGAGTACCGCGTGCTGTACAACATAAAGAAAAACAAAGACCTCGCGTTTAAAGAGATTGAAAAAGAGTTTGGAAGGCGGGCGATAGAGGAGGTACAGGCTCTAGAGGTTCGGCTACGCAAGGAGCGCAAGGAGCTGGACCAGGCCTTTAACTCAGATCGACAGGCCTCCAGAAACGAGTGGCTAATTCTTGGACTATTGTCCCTAGTTATTTATGCGATTCTTAAGTTAACAAAGGTCTGGTGATGATTACACTACTATCTACCCTGGTATCATTCTTGATGGGCGGCCTGCCCAAGGTCTTAGATTTCTTCCAGGATCGGTCGGATAAGGCCCATGAGCTGGAGCTGGCCCAGATGCAAACCGCGCGCGAGCTGCAGATGATGCAGCTGGGGTTTGCGGCCCAGGCCCGGGTCGAGGAGATCCGCACCGAGCAGGTGGCGATGCAGACAGCGGTCCAGGAGCGTCAGGCGCTCTATTCACACGACATAGAGATTGGCAAGGGCGCCTCTCAGTGGGTGGTTAACATGCGGGCCTCAGTGCGGCCGGTCATTACCTACGGCATGTTCTCCATGCTGCTCTTTGTAAACATCTTCGGGTTCTTCTACGCGTGGAAGACCGGCGTGCCGTTTGATCAGGCCATGTCAATACTCTGGGACGAGGACAGCGCAATTATTTTCTCATCCGTGATCGCGTTTTGGTTCGGGTCTCAGTCGTTTAAGAAATGAAAACGTCGGAGCGGGGCATCCACCTGATGCACCAGTTCGAGGGGTATCGTGACAAACCCTACCTCTGCCCGGCCCATCTTTGGAGCGTGGGGTGGGGCGAGGTACTACACCAGGAGCAGATCAAACTGCCGATGGTCCGCACAGAAAACTACACCGGGATGATTCGTAAGGAGTTTCCCCTTGCACCAGAACACAATCGACAGTGGTCGCGCTCCGAGCTGGAGGAGCGCTTCAAGAATCTCCTCGGCAGTTTTGAGCGCGGTGTTCTTCGACTTGCCCCTAATCTATCTGGGCGTCAAGGCCTATTTGAAGCTTGTGTCGCTCTTAGCTACAACATCGGCGTAGGCGGGTTTCAGAGGTCTACGCTACGGCAGCGGATAATTAGAGACGAGCCGCTAGAAAAAATTGCAGAGGGTTTTATGATGTACACCAAGGGCGGAGGCAGGGAACTGCCGGGTTTGGTAAGGCGCCGCAAGGCAGAAATTTCCCTATTTTTTGCATAAGTAGTAACAGAACCACCAACAGGAAAGGACCACAAAATGGAAGGCTTTAAGGCTAACCCAAAGATGAAGTCGGACATCGGCTGCTACAAAGAGGGCGGCTATGTTTCGCGCAAGAAAAAAGAAGACCACGAAGATGTCGCGATGGACAAAGAGGTGGTCAAAAAGGGCGTGCGCCAGCACGAGGCGGCCAAGCATAAGGGCGAGGAGAAGACCGAGCTCAAGCTTAAGGGCGGCCGGCGCGTCAAGAAAACAGGCGGCGTGGTCAATAAGTTTAAGACCGGCGGCGTGTGCAACCCCATGAAAAATGGCGGTGACGTAAAAAAGACTCCGGCTGCTAAGGGTCCGGCAGCCAAAAAATCAAAGGAACCTAAAAAGTACGCAGACGGCAGCTCTGTCGGCACCATGCGCGCGGGTAAGCAGTCCGACATGAACGCCACGCTCTTAGAGCAGGCCGCACAGGCGGCGCAGAGCTCTCAGGGCGGCATGGGGGCCGCGCAGGCCACCGGCGGCATGGGCGGCGCCTATCCCATGGGCGCGGAGGAAGATCTAATCCGCGGCATTCGTGCAGTGGGCCGGGCAATGGGGGGAAGAATTTAATGCCTATCGAATCAAAGGCCCAGCAGCGGGCCATGTACGCGGCGGCGGCCGGAAAGAGCAACATCGGCATACCCAAGAAGGTCGGCAAGGAGTTTGTGCAGGCCGGCCCGGCAAAGAAAAACCTACCGGAGCGCGTTAAGTCTTCTGCACCTAAGCGGGCATCTGGCCGCGGGAGATAATCCATGGCCTATTCAGGCACGACCAACCAGACAAAAATAAACGTTGGTCAACTAATCGAGTACGCATTCCGGGAGGCTGGCAAGCCCGCCGAGGAGCAGACGTCACAGTACATTGACGCGGGCAAGCAGGCGCTGTTTTACATCCTGCAGAACATGTCCAACCGCGGCGTGAACCTGTGGATGCTGGAAAACAAGCTGCTCGGCACCGTGGCCAATCAAACGATCATCACGCTGCCGCCCGGCACCATCGACGTTCGAGAGGCAAACTGGCGCTATATAATCACGCCGGCCATCTCCCAGGCCATCCCAACAAACAACGCCAACGCCGGAAATTTGTTTGACGACAACCTAGACACCTACGCCACGTCCACAATCGGCGCAAACTTTTTTGGTGCCGGGTATTCCGCGCCTCAGCGAATCTACCAGGTGGGGTTTAATTCCTATGGTACATCGACATACAATTTTGTATACGAAACTAGCGAGGATGGAACCACGTGGACCATTAGGCAGACTCTGCCGGCGATTACTCTTAACGACCGTGAGTGGTATTACTTTCCTGTTGATCCATCTCCTGGTCATGTGTATTTCCGCCTGCGTGAGACTGTGGCAACAACTTTCTCGCTCCGCCAGCTATCGTTCTCTTACACGCAGCAGGATATTCCGCTCTCGCGACTGAACCGCGACGATTACTGGAACCTGCCCAACAAGCAGTTTCAAAGCCAGCGCTCGCTGCAGTATTGGTTTGACCGCCAGATCACGCCGGAGATGTACCTCTGGCCAATCCCGCAGGATGACTTTCAGGTGTTTCAGCTCGTCATTGAGATGCAGCTACAAGACGTTGGAAGCCTAACAAACGAGCTGTACATCCCCAACCGTTGGGTTGGCGCGGTACAAAAGCAGCTCTCGCATCAACTGGCGCTTCAACTTCCCAACGCGGACATGAATCGAATCGGCTACCTAGAGAAGCAGGCCGATCAGTGGTACGAGATGGCCGCGGCAGAAGAGCGCGACAAGTCGCCGATTTACTATCAACCAGCAATAAGTTACTACACCAGGTAAATAATGTCCGCATATGTAATGACCTACGACAGCCTGGTCCAGGACGTGATCAGGTACTCCGAGCGGGATGATGATTCATTTGTAGAGCAGATACCCCGGCTGATTGCCATGGCCGAGCAGGAGATCGCCGCGCAGGTAAAGACCCTCTGGGAGCTGACCGTGGTGAACACCACCACGCTGTCTGGCAGCCAGGGTTCGGTGCTTGTCAAACCCGCCCGTTGGAGAAAGACCGTATCCATGAAAATCAACGGCGAGCCGGTCCTGCATCGCAGCCAGGAATACGTGGCGCAGTACCAGTCTGAGTCAAGTCAGGGACAGCCCAAGTACTACGCCGACTACGATTACAATCATTGGATGTTGGCCCCCGTGCCGGACGATAACTACACGGTTGAGATTATTTACTACAGCCGCATACAGCCCCTGGATGAAACTAACCAGGAGAATCTGATTACTCGGGAGGCGCCCCAGGCGCTTTTGTTTGGCACCCTACTGCAGGCCCAGACGTACTTAAAGAGCCCGGACAAGCTTCAAATCTGGACCCAGCTGTACGACAAAAGTATGGGCGCGCTTAAGAACGAGAACGCATCTCGCAACATTGACCGCAACACTAACGTGTTGGAGCCGTAATGACTACATATACTTCACCATTTACGGGCGACGTAGTACAGCCGACAGACGTCAGCTACCTCGCCCTAACGTTTGGGACCAACCAGGAGCTCTCCTGGCCCGACTACACGGTCTCCGGCGGCACCACGGTGGCCGTGGCCAGGATTATAGACTGCAACGCCACAGCGGCCGGCTTAACAATCACGCTGCCCCCCGGAAACCAGCAGTCCGTCGGCACGGACATTCTGTTTCGCAACGTTGGCTCAAATACTTTTACGGTACAGGTTCAGTCTGGCTCTCCCTCGGTGTCAATTGCGGCCGGCGAGGCTAAGTATTTTTACCTAACGGATAACACCACAGAAAACGGCACCTACCGCAACTTTACGTACGGCACCGGCACATCGTCCGCAGACGCGGCGGCGCTGGCCGGCAACGGGTTGACAAATTTAGACAGCCTGCTGCAAACGTCTACCGTAACAATTGAAACATCTTCATCGCCCACGCTAAACGAGTCCGTGCGCGCGTACTCGTACGTGTGGACCGGAGGCGCGGGGACATTTACCCTGCCAACACCCGCGACAATTAGTACGGGTTGGTACGTGATGATCCGAAACGGCGGCACGGGAACGCTAACGGTTGACGCGCCAGGTGTTAGCACAATTAACGGCAACTCCACGGAGGCGTTTTTCCCGTCGGACTCGGCCATTGTGGTGTTTAATAAAAACACCGGCAGCTTCTTTACCGTAGGATTGGCCAGACAGTCTGCGGTTACGTATACGTCTGCAACCTATGATGTAGATAATATTGTTGGAAACACGCTTAATCTGGTAACATTTGCGCCGACAATTCAAACGTACGTTGCTACCTCTGGCACTCGCACGCAAAATCTTAACGTTACATTGCCTGCGATTACGCAGATTTATATTATCAATAACGCCACCGGACAGAGCGGCTATAACATCACGTTCCAAATTGATGGTAGCCTACAAATCCCGGTATCTTTTGCAAATGGCGTAACCGCCATTATGTTAAGCGATGGCATAGATCTATACATTTTAACTCAGTCGGTGACCGGCGTTTATTACGCCGACAATGGCAGCGTATCCTCGCCATCGTTTACATTTACAACCGACACCAACACCGGGCTTTATCTGGCCGCATCGAGCGACTTTAGGGCCACGGTAAACGGGGTAGACATGCTCCGTATGAACAACATAAATCCCGCAGCTCCCGTGGTATCCACAACAGCAACGTTTAGGGCTGGATTAATTGACGGCGGCACATTTTAAAAAATGGCCGATCAAAACCTTGCGCTAATTTACACGCTGGGTGTAAAGCCCGGCATTAAACGGGACGGGACGGTGTTTGAGTC